AAGGTGAGAAAAGTAATTACTCTTGCCACATTTCAGACATATTGTCAAGTCTCGCTGATTGGATAACATCCAAACTTGACTGCCAACCTATATTGATTAACATTATCTTTGCCCTCTTTTTGTAATAGCTCTAAACTTTTAACAGACGCATCTGCTGCACATTCAGCCCAATCATTGTATACAACAGGGGGTTGTACTGGGTTTTTACATTCTCCAGTTAAAAAAGAACACACCGATAGTACTAAAATAAATTTTGTCATTGACAATCCTATATTAAAATCCTATATTATGTGAAAGGAAAGTATATGACAGACACATCTAAATATAGAAACGCTTCGTTATCTCACGCAACATACAAGAAATTAGAGACATTGTCTAAACTAATTGACCCAGACGTCACTTTGTCCATTTCTAAAACAATTGAGAAACTAGCGAACGAGAAAGTTAGGAAGTTAAATGGCAAGATCAAAGTTCAAGAGTCAGGCAACAGCAAATAGCAACGCCTTAGAATTGTTTGGGAGAAAAAAAGAACCTGAACATAATCTATGGATAGCTGTGATAGCAAAAGCATTAGATGATGCTTTGTATCAAAACGATTTAAGAGAAGCACAGATAGCAATAGCTTGGGTGCAAGGTCGCTCAAATAATTTTAAATTTGTTTGCCATTTAGCAGGTTACGATTGGAAGTATGTTTACGACAAAGTAATCAAGAAAGTAAATAAGAGAGATCAAGAAATAAAAGATTACATTAAAGGAGTAAGAGACCTACAAACAACAGGTCTTCAAAAGAAATGGCACTTAATTAGATTTTCTAGATTAAGTGTTATAAATGGTGGTAGAGCTAAAGGCGTACCACGTAAAGGAGGAAATCATGGCAGAAAATGGGCCTATATCGTCCACCCCAACAAAACACACTAGTATTTGTCCTAGATGTAAGGGTAATGGATATGTTAGAATAGATACAGTAGACGGACCCGACCAAGTAAAACAATGTTGGGTATGTGGATCGGAAGGAGAGTTAAAAAAGTATGTACAAAAAGACGTTGATAATTTTATTTACGAGTTTTATTTTAACAACAGGGTGCAGTAAAGTAGAGTGGGGAGACTTTGAATGGGATCCCGCAAAGGCAGCAGCTAGAATAACTTTCGGCCAGGTTAAATGAATGAAACTATGGCATATCTTGCTGGTCTATTTGATGGTGAAGGTTGCGTTACATATAAACAACGACTCGAACACCGTAAAGGGAAGCCCAGAGCCTACTATTACTGGAACATACGAATTGAGATAAATATGATTGATAAAGAAACAATAGATTATGTAGCTAATACATTTGGTTGTGGTAGTAGGGATCGTAGAGAACCTTATTCACATCAAAACCATCCCCAATACAGATGGCAATGCACTCACAGAGATGCGTTAAAAGTTGCAAAACAATTAGTGCCTTTTTCAATAACTAAAAAAAATAAACTAGAACAGATTATAAAACATTATGACAAACAAAAAACAGATAGCAGCGCTAAGACTAACCATCAAATGGTTTAAGAAACAAATTAAACCAAGAGATTGTGGTTGGATGTATTCTACAATAGCTGGTTTAGAACATAGAATAGCGGAGCTAAGAAAAGAAAAGTGAATAAGCTATTTTTAATCATAGCTAGTGGTTTTACAGTGATGATACTGTTGTCTCTATTTATGATTTTAACAGGATGTGCAGGATGGCAGTAAAAGATAAAACAAAAAGTGTGTTCAAAGATAAAAAGATTAGCAACGACTATAAGAGTGGCGGAGCATACAAGACCATACTTAAGATGTTCGCTGAACAGTTAGATGATGAGAAATTTGCTGAACACTGTAAGAAGTTTTTTAAAGGTAAGAATGAAGACAATACCTGATTTAATTGCAGACTTTAGAATGATTCTAAAGAAGACTATGGATATTCCCTATAGCTGGATAGAATCGATAGGTAGTAAAATGAATGTCTATGCTTGGAACAAGCGTTGGCGAAACAGAGAGGAAGGAACTGGATATGGAAAAAGACCAGAATAAAAAAACAGATAAAGTAAGTATTGATATGTTTAACTGGGGTCCTTGTGTGACTCGAATGAAGATCACATCAGACTTTCAAAAACTATTGTTAGACGAAGCGAAAAAAAATAAAGAAGATTATGTGAGTAAACTAGCAGGTCAAATCGACCATGAAACAGGCTACTCGGATGCCTCTAGAGAGAAGATTGTACCCTACGTTGCAGGTACACTTGGACTCTACAACCAAGCGTATGAAGCATATACGAAGAAGAAGTTTGAAAAGAAACCTGAATATATTATGTCAGCTCTATGGATAAACTATCAAAAAGCGAATGAATTTAATCCACCTCACGATCACGATGGTAAGTTAAGCTTTGTTATCTACTTACAAATCCCTGAAGAATTAAAAAAAGAAAACGAAGAATATAAGGGAAGAAGCTGTGGACCTGGAGGTATACAGTTTTTATATGGCGATGGTCCTAGAGACGCTGTAACTTATATGTCTTACTTTCCACAAGAGCGAGATATGTTTATCTTTCCTGCGTGGTTGAAGCATTGGGTCAGTCCTTTCAAATCTAATTGCACCAGGATCAGTGTTTCGGGAAACATACATGACTCGGCCCCTTTGAATAATATCAGTAAGTTTGGTCCAACGTACGTGAATAAAGATAAGGATGATAAAAAAACTAAATAAGTATAGCTATGCTCACGGCACACGGTCAACGGAGCTTGGATCACGGAACTATGAGGTAGCTGGGTTTAAACTTCCATCAGTGACCACGGTTCTTGGAAAGACAAAAGATACAAGTTTTCTAGATTCGTGGATAAAGCGAAAAGGCAAAACAGAAGCTGAACGAATTAAGAACGAATCATCAACACGTGGTACAAGTATGCATAAATATCTGGAGAACTATGTTTTAGGTAAAGGATATGAAGACTTAACTGATTTGGGACAAGAGACAAAACGTATGGCTGAAAAGGTCATAGAGGTGGGTCTAGCTCCCGTTTCTGAGTATTTTGGTTCAGAGGTCACATTATACTATCCTGGGCTATATGCGGGGCAGACAGACCTTGTTGGTCTACACAATGACAAAGAGACTATTATAGATTTTAAACAAGCTAACAGACCCAAGAAAGAAGAATGGATTGGAGATTACAAATTACAAGCTGGAGCATACGCCATGGCTCATGATTATGTTCATGGTTCTAGCATTGAACAATGTATAATTATGATATGCACTCCTGACCTATATTACCAAGAATTTAGAATTGACGGGGCTAATTTACGTAGAGCAAAACACGATTTTTTAAGAAGATTAGATCAGTATTATGATTTAATGCAAGACGAAAAGGAAAAAGCAGAAGTAAACATAAGTCAGGAGGACTATTTTAATGGCGCGTGAAATGATCTACAAAGCTTTGATTGCGAAATACGAAGCTGAAATAGCAGATGCAAACACTAAAATATCTATTATGATGACTGAGTCTAGAATTATACCAGAGCATACAGATATTACGGGTGAGATCGACAAACAATTAGGCAGAATTGAGGCGGCTCAATCAAAGATGGCGATATTGCAGCGAATTTATGGCATCAATTAGGCAAATTCTTGCGACTAAAGTTAGTCGCACGCTAGTCGCATGAAGTCGCATAAGTCGCAAAACTAATGTCCATTTTGGGTTTTTTGATGAAAATACAACCTGAAGTGGTATTTCAGGAGATTTTTGCGACCTGTGCGACCTCTTGCGACCCCCTTGCGAGTCGCAAAAATTTAGTTAAATTAATCAATAAACTCAACGATTTTTGGTCCTCTATAGTACCATTTTACCCTTTGCGACCAGTTTTATATTTTTTTGTTCAAAAATGTGATAATAAATATTTTAACACGTATAGAGTCGCAAACTTATGAAGAGAAGAAAACGTAAAAAACGTTACAAACACGCTGTAGTAAATAAAAAGAAGTATTACTTCTACCAGATCCGTTGGGTTGACATAACGGGTGAGTCTTCGCATGCAACTGCAGAAGAATTTGACAAGTTTGAAGCTTGCGTTATGCTTACTCAAGCATATGTTTACAAGAAAACAAAAAAGTTTTTATACACATTTAGCACTTATGATACCAAAGAGGAGTGTTTTTCTGACAGAAATATTTTTCCTATTGGGTGTGTTATTAAGATGGAAAAGATACAAATATAATAGGAAACAAAATGATTGATTGGCTTTGGACCAGCAAGTATGTATGGGGCCTCAATCAACCAAGAGGGAGGAAACATGTTCGGAAACAACGAAGAAAACGAAAAAAACAAAATCGAACAACTAGAAGAAAAGGTGGAGGCGTTAGAAAACAAAATCGCAAACATCATGGACGTTCTAGAAATGCAAGATGATGTTGAAGTTGAAGAAGACGATGGTGAAGATATCGAAGACGACGATAGAGATTAATCTTTTTTATCACCCTCGATCTTTTTTGGGTCGGGGGTGACATCTATAATCTGTGAGTAATCATCTAAAATTTGTTTCATTTTGTTTTCTAGTTCTTGTTCTGATAGGTCCTCTAGCTTCCCTGTTTTTATTATTTTTCTGTCTATGTATAATCCTGCTGCCTTGCCACGATTTGTTTCTGCGTTTACAGCAGCACTCCAAGCACCCTTCTTCAAAGCGGCATCTTTAATTCGCCCAAGTTCTGCCACATGGCTGGCGTAATTCACTTCGTATTTTTTTAATCTCTCTTCTTTTAACTCTCCAATATATTTGACTACAAGTGGGTTCAGCCGAGGGTTAGTAAGCTCAGACCCTTCCTGCCTACAACGCTTCTCGCTGTACCCCGCTTGTTTTGCGGCTTCAGCTTTGGTTAGTGGTCCATCGGGTCCGCCAAATACTAATAGCTCAGCAAACCTTTTCTGCATTTCTGTTAATCTCTTTGGTAATCCCATATTGACAATTTAGAGTAACAATCCTATACTGTCAAGTATGGTAACGAGTAATAAAGATGCCGCCAAAATATGGGCAGAGATAGAGAAAGCTAAAAACTCAAGCAAGACTGAAAGCGTTGATCCTTATTATGATGCTGGTCCGTTCGCTCAAGATTTAGAACATCATCCAGGTGCAAGAGGGCCTGCTGATTTAGAACAGAGAATAGAAGACCTTCAAAGAATAGAACGTATGCATCGTAAAATGAATGGAGAGCTTCGAAAAGAAGTCTATGACTTAAAATTAAAAGCTGCAAAAGCAGATGAATACAAAACTACCATTGAACAAATGAAGTCAATTATAAGCGATCTAACAAGAGAGAATAATAGATTGAGTAAGAATGAATTGACTACTAACCAGCTCTTGAGAGAGTTTAGAAACAAAGGCGATGTTTAATGTACGTAAAACATTTACAAGAGTATTTAAGTAAATTTACGGATGGTTTGAAAGGCAACGCAGTATCAAATGCTAAAATATACATCATGAGTCAGAAAGGTTATCTTGAAGAGATTAGGCGTATTGAAGTACATGAGAGTACAGACCCAAAAGACATATCGATTAGAGTTGTATTAAAACCACAAAGAGAGGAAAAGATAATATTACCGCCAGGTTATATTAAGGATTATTAATGAGCTCACAGCATGAAGATTGGTATTTTGTAAGAGATGGTAAGGTTTATTATCATTATGAAAACGATGGTTATCAAGCCATGAAAAGAGGATTGGAGGCTACAAATACTTTGTTGGGCACTGTCGAAGATGTCAAAAGTATATTAAAAAATGCCAATGAGATAACAAAAGAAATAGAAAAATACGAACAAGAGTTACTCCAAAAATCTGATGGGACCAGAAGCTAAACTTTACCAAAAATTCAAAAGAGCAACACCTAAAATATTGTGGCATCGTATAGAAAATTTAAGCCTTTCTGGTATGCCAGATGCGTTGGCGTATAACAAAAATCACTTCTATTTTACTGTTGAGTTTAAAGTCACGAAGAGTAACAAGGTGAGATTATCACCCCATCAAATTTCCTATCACGTGACCCATCCGTACAATAGCTTCATCTGCATCGAGGCCCTCGGTCCAGGCATCATAAAACTTTATGAGGGATCCGTGATCCAGGACCTTGCTTCTTGCGGCTTGAAGCTTGATCCGTTGTGCGTGGGGCTTGAAGCTTGTCGCTTGCAGCTTGAAAAGCTTGGCGCTTGAAGCTTGCAGCTTGATGCTTGAAGAACTTGTTTCTATCCATCCACCACCAGGAAGTGTCCCGACCTTCTCTCAAACACCAGAGGTAATGATTGTACAAAATTGATCCGTAATCTTTACTTTGAACTGGCATAAGTTCCTTGATCTATTTCTTTTTTGGCTTTCTTAATTGTATTATGCTGTATGGTACCCATCTCCCAGAACGGGTCTTCCTTTAACTCTTTACACACAATGTAATAAGGTTCGCAGTAATCATCCCACATTTCACATATTTCAAACCCTTTGTAATGTTCTATCGGCATGAGTGTAGCTCCTCCATGTATTCGTCTAGACCTAGGTTGTCAGCGAAGGAAACTTTGCAGGTATCGCCCCACCAATAACCGTCGACCGTACCCGTCTGAAGGTTCACCCATATGTTAGGTCCACCACCTGCAACTAGCAGCCTTGCTGCTTTGTAACTGTTGTCGTTGAATGTTATCCATTCTATATCGTAGACGCCTTCCATCCACCTATGAACGTCTTCTCTCCCTGCTGTTATATCTTCGGCAATGTTCTTGCACATCCTGCGCAGCTGCTGCTTACACGTCTCCTCTGTTCTTACCGTCGGGTATCTGTGTTTACCTTCACTTTTCTTCTTGAGTTTCTTCAGGTCCTCACCTGCTTTTATCATTGTTCCTATATGCATGTTACCTCTTCTTTCTAGTCCTATTATATCCTATAGCTTGAAGCTTGTCAAGCTTGCTGCTTGGCGCTTCGGAAAGTTGCACCGAGCGCCAAGCTATGGTGTTTCGGTCTATCAAATTAACATTTAGGAGATTTGATAAACCTTTCCTTGGTCCAGCGGAATGCGTCTCATGCCAAAAGGCGGGCCGCACCCAGCACTTGACCCCAGGTCCCAACAGATATCCTACGCTATGGGACCAGGGCTCAAGCTTGTAGCTTGTCAAGATCACCTTTCCATTCCTAAGCCATCAATATTTCAAATGGCATCAGCGTGTACTCCTGCTACTTAACAAGCTTGTAGCTTGGTCAAATGTTTTCGTGCACAGTTTAATGTCATCACACTTGACCCCGTATCGCATGATACGCTTGCATGCTCCCTTCTGGACACTTGCGTGCTTATACCAGTTAGTCATGACCTAGTGTGAGGGTCATGCGATACGGGCTCAAGCTAACTTGACCCCAGGTGATACTGACCAGGCTGCCAGCCGTGGACATAGCGCCAGTATCACCAGGGCTCAAGTCTTTTGAAACATGGCCCATATAAGAGCCACCAAGAAGAATGCCATCAGCATTCTTAATTCCATGGGCGACTCCATAAATATCAGTTGCCAAAACTCTACCATCTAGGCAACCCTATTAATATTAGTACATGGACTAAAATTATCATGCATATCCAAAATGTCATTCTTCTACTCCACAATTAATACATGCTACCTGCGGTTTGGCCCATTGATCGTAATGAGTTATCTGATCACAGATAGGACATATGTTTAAATAATATTTCATATTTAATTTATAGCACTTGACTTATACTATGTCAATAGGATAATGTAGGACTATGAAATAAAAATAAAAAGATATAAACAATAAAAGACCAGTGTCCAAAATGGGTCGGCCCCTGCGGGGCTAACATGTATAAGGAGCGCTCGCTTCGCTCGCGCGCATTGCTCCACGGCCCTTCGGGCCGTGGTCGAGGGGTCCCAGACCGTTTTCCACGGAGCTTGATGCTTATGGGCCCACCCACCCTTTTTTGTAAAAGGGGTCCCACTGCTTTTTGCTATATGCCTTGATTTAGACACCCACCCCTGCTAAAAACGTTTTAGGTACCATGGACTTGAATAAGGTAAATATAGAAAAATTACCTGCAGATGTGCGAAGGGTCTTCAAACAACTTCAAGTG